AAAGAAACTGCAACTGCAGAAGAAAGAGATTTAACTTCAGAGGAGAATGATAACATGGATTCACTTCTTAAAAATGCAGATGAATTATCTGCAAAGATTGAAAGAGCTGAGAAAGTAGAAACTGAAATTAGAAATAATGTAAAGTTAGCTGGAACTCCAGTTCAAAAAGTAAACACTGATAAAGCAACAAGAGGATGGAGTTTATTTAAAGCTATAAACGAAGTTAGAAATGGTGGACAATTAACTGGGATTGAAGCAGAAATGCATCAAGAAGCAGAAGGAGAAGCTAGAAAAGGTTTACAAGGAATTGGTATTCCAACAATGATGAAAGAAGAAAGAGCTATTGATCAAACAAATTCAGCTATTGCTCCAACTGCTGTAGGTGCTTATGTTGATAGCTTACAAGCTTCTGCGTTATATAATAGAATCGGAATTAATGATTTGGGAACTGTTGCTGCTGATACTGTTCTTCCTATTGCTGGAGGATCAACTGTTGGATGGGATTCAGAAGTTGAAGCTGCTACTGATGGTGGAGCAGACTTTGCAAAAGTAACTTTAACTCCAAAAAGATTAGCTGGTTATGCAAACCTTTCAAATGTTATATTAGCTCAAAATGGACCTGCTGCTGAAGCGTCTGTAATGAGAGACATGGGTCGTAATATGGGAACGCAAATAGATGCTGCTATTTTTGGGTCAACTTCAGTAACAAACGCTCCTGGTGCAATAGTTGCAACTGCTGGAACTTTAGAATTTACTGAGTCTGCTGCTGGAGGTGCTGCTGGTGCTTCTGCTGATATGTTAGAAGCTATTCAAACAATAGCTGATAATCATGGATTAGACGGGAACTTAGCTTTTGTTAACCAATGGGCTTTATATTCTAATATTAAAGGAGCTTCACAAGTTGCATCTGTTTCTCCATTATATCAAGATGATAGATTAGCTGGTTATCCAGGTTACTTCTCTAATGCTCCTGCTACTGCTGGTGGACCTCCAATAACATCTGCTGATGGTTTATTCGGGGACTTCAGTCGTGTATATTTTGCAACCTTTGGTCCTTCTTCAATTACAGTGGATCCGTACAGTAGAGCTGTAAATGGTGAGGTTAGATTAATAATGAACAACTATATGGATTGGGGTGTTGCTTCTGGTGCTTCATTCGTTAAATATACTACTGTTCTTTAATAGTAATTTATAAATAATTAAAAAAGGGGCTGGTTTTAAAGCCAGTCCTTTTTTTTAAAACTAATTTAAAATGTATAGAAGTCTAAAAGAAGTTACTTTATCAGAAACTCCATTATTTACAACTGCGGAAGCTAAGGATTTCCTTAAAGTTGATACTACGGCAGATGATACTTTAATTGATAATTTAATTAAAGCGGCAACTGAGTCTTGTCAAATTTATACTAATCAATATTTTTTAAATACTATTGTAGAACAATATTCAGATAATTGGAGTGAAGTTTATACACTTTATAAAAGTCCAGTTTTATCAATTACTCATATTAAGTATTATGATACTAATGATACTGAACAAACTTGGGATGATACTAATTATATTTTAGATGATGTTTCAAAACCTGCAAGAATTGGATTGGCAGTTGATGCTACTTTACCAGATTTAGCAGATAGAATAAACGCTGTTCATGTTAAATATACAGTTGGTTATGGAACAGCTTCATCAGATGTTCCAGATGGAATAAAACAAGCAGTTCTTTTAACTTTAGGAAATTGGTATGAAAACAGGCAAACAGTTATAACAGGAAGAACAGCAACTGAACTTCCTTTATCAAGTCAATACTTATTAGATCAGTATAAAATACAAGTATGTTAAGCATAGGACAACTTGATAGAAGAATAGAAGTAAAATCTCCAACTTATACAACTGATAGATATGGAGCAGAAACAAAAGTATATGCAACACTTTATACTTTATGGGCTCATGCAGATTGGAAAGCAAGCAGAAGAAAAGAAGAATCTCAAGAACAAGTCCAAGGAACGGATTTAGTTTTTTATGTACGAAATTTAGGAGTTACAATTTTAGGAACTTACAGAATAGTATATGATGAAAAAACTTACATTATACATGGGATAAAAGAAATAGATGGAAGAGAACAATTTTTAGAAATAGAAACAAAATTAAAAGATAATAACTGATGGGAACAGAAGCTGTTTCAGTAGAAGTAAAAGGAATTAGAGAGATAACTGAAATGTTTAAAGATTTGCCAAGGCAAGTCAATAAAGATTTAGTATGGGGAAGGTTTTGGAAAAAGGTTACTGTTCCATTATTAACAGCTGCTGTAGATGAGGCTCCTTTATTAGACCCTGGCACAACTGGAAGAGTTGGAGTTTCTTATAATCGTACAAAAGCAGAAAAAAGAGCGGGAACATCAACTTTAACAATTGCAAGAGGAACATTAAAAGAATCCCTTATATTTTTTAGAACTAAAGCTTCAAGAGAAAAAGGAGTTCATGGAGCTTATATTGGGCCAAGTGTAAAGGGAAAATATAAGAGAAACAAAGGAGGATTTTATGGTGCTTGGGTTGAATATGGACATAGAAATAGAGATGGTTCTATGTCAAAAGCAAATCCTTTCATGCAGAGAGCTTGGAATAAAGCGCATGGATCAGTTTTAGCAGATGGTTTTTCTGAAGCAGAAAAAATATTTATTAAGGCAAACAGAGCTCACGTTAACAGATTAAAAAAACACGGAAGGTGGGGTTATTAAAATGGATATAGGAAAAGCAATATATAAAATTTTACATGATAACATTGCAGTTGAGTCAATGGTAGGAACAAGGATTGCTCCTAATGTAATGAAACAAACATCTCCATTTCCTTTTATTATTTATGATGTTTCTACTGATACTCCAGAAGGCCAAAAAGATTCTGTTGCTTTATTAGATACTGCAACTGTTATGGTTTCAGCTTATTCTAAAACTTATGCAGAAGCTTCAAAACTTGCAAATTATATAAGAACAGCCTTAGATAGAGTGAATGGAGTTTATAACGCTGTAAATATTCAATCAATTGATTTTGATGGTTATGATGATGTTTTTGATGATATGAGTGGAAGTGATGGTATATATAGAAAATCATTAAACTTTAATATTAGAATAATAAATTCATTTAATAATATTTATTCTACTCATTTTGATGGAGTTGATGATTATGTTGTATTAGGTACCACTGGAATGAGTTCAATAAAAAATACAGGATCAATTTCTGCTTGGTTCAAATTGGAAACAGTCGGATCTTCAGCAAATATTTTTCAATCAAGAGTAGATTCTGATAATACAATACACTTATATTATAATGCAGGAACTAATGAATTAACTGCAAATTATAAAGCTGGAGGAACTGCAAATAACGCTGTTACTAATGATAGTATTGAAGGAGATGGATTATGGCACCATGCATGCTCTACTTGGGATAGTTCTGGGAATATTAAATTATATTTAGATGGAACTTTAAAAGATACAACAGCAATCTCAGGAGCAATTAATGGAAGTTTTACAACAGCTGCAATAGGAAACAATTCTACTGGTGGCGGATTTTGGAAGGGTAATATTGATGAGGTAACTATATTTAATAAAGAATTAGATTCAACAGAAGTAACTTCTTTATACAATGATGGATTACCATTTAACCCACAACCATCAGACAATTTAAAAGGTTATTGGAAAATGGGAGATGGAGGAATAGTTGGAGATCCAATTGCAACTTATCCAACAATACCAGATGAAACAGGAAATAATGATGGAACAATGACTAACATGACATCAACGGACTTTGTGGCCAATGTTGCAGAATAAAGATATGGAAAAAAAGTATGTTATAATAGAAAAAAGTTATGTTGATTCAATTGATTTTCAAAAGGTAATTGAAACTTCAGCAGCAACATTAAGATATAATTTGGATGGAACTAAAACAATAATTAAATTTATTGGAGAGGTGCCAGATTTTTTAAGTGGGGATAAAATATATTCTCATTCTGAAATAATAGAAACAATCAATAATCCAGATAATGGATGGATTGATACAAACGAATAAAGAAATGAAATTTGAATTAAAAAGAAGATACATTGTAAACGAACATAAAACTTTAAAAGCAGGACAAGTTATGGATGTAACTCAAGAAAAATATGAGTGGCTGGAAAAAAATGGATATGGAGAGCCAGAAAAAATAAAAGTAAAAAAAGAAACGAAAACAAAAAAAGCTCAAGAAGAGCAAAAATAAAATAAATATTAATATTATAAAATAAAAAAAAATGGCAAATGGACAATTAAACGGAACGGATCTTGGAGTTTACATTGGAGGAACTTTAGTTGCATATTCAACAAGTGCAACTATAAATGTAAATCATAGTCCACGTTCTACAAGTAATAAAGAAGATGGCGGATGGGAATCTGCAATGGAGGGTTACAGAAACTGGGATGTTTCATGTGATGCATTATATGCATGGTTAGATCCTGATGGTAATCCAATAACAAATGACACTTTGAGTGATATGTTTACAGCTTATATTTACACAAGAACAAAATTTGAACTTACTTTTGGTGTTACTACAACAACTTCTGGAGATACTAAATATGTTGGAGATGCTTGGATGACTTCAGCTAGCCTTAGTGCTCCGAATGAAGACACTGCAACTTTTTCAGTTTCTTTCCAAGGTACTGGAACATTAACACAAACAGTTACTGCATAGTAATTAAATTTAGATCCTGCCCTTCCGTTTTCTTTTCTGAGTGGGGGGGTAGGTTTCTTTTAATATCAGAAAAGGAAAAAACTTAGAAAAATGAAATACGAAATTTTAGAAATTGGAGAACACAAAATGGCAGTTAGATTTGGTTTTAACGCTCTTAGAAAATACAGCTTAATGACTGGAGCAACAATGAATGATTTAAACAAATTAGCATCAGGACAATTAACTTTTAATGATGCTTTCAGTTTAATTTATTGTGGAATAGAAGATGGTTATAGAGCATCAAAACAACCATTTAATTATTCATTAGATGATGTAACTGATATGTTTGATGGGAACATGGATTGCATGGAAAAGGCTTTTGAGATACTTGCAAGAGCAATGGGAGATGGTAACGAAAAAAAGCCGAAGGCCAAGAGAGCCAAGAAGTAGAGCTAACTTGGCCAAAACTGGAACAGATAGCATTCGGGCAATTAGGAATGAATGTTGATGATTTTTATGATATGTTGCCAAGAGAGTTCTGGAACAAAGTTGAGGGGTTTCATAACTTGGAAAACATGAGACAGAGGAGTGATTGGGAACGTACAAGATGGAGCACTTGTTTATTATTAAACATTCAGCTTCCTAAAAATAAAAGTATCAAACCAACTGATTTAATTAAATTTGATTGGGAAAAAGAAGCATTAAAAATAGATTTTGAAGAGTTGAAAAATAAAGCAGAATTATATAAAAAAAGAATAGAACATGGCAAGTAAAGCAATAGGATTTTTAAATTTCAAATTTTCAGCAGATTTAACTTCTTTTGAAAGAGCAATGAGAAAAGCTCAAAAGAACTTAAAGAAGTTTGGAAAAAATGTAACTAAAGCTGGACAAAATTTATCCAGAAATTTAACTCTTCCAATTGTTGCTTTAGGAGGAGCTGCTTTAAAAACTTTTGCAGATTTTGAACAAGGAATGCTTAAAGTAAAAGCTGTTTCTGGTGCTACTACTTCTGAATTTAAAGCTTTAACAGAGTCTGCAAAACAACTTGGTTCTGAAACAATGTTTTCAGCTTCTCAAGTGGCAGAACTACAATTTGAACTTTCTAAACTTGGATTAGATCCTACGGCAATTCTTAATTCAACACAAGCTATTTTACAACTTGCACAAGCCACAGATACTGAGTTAGGAGAGGCTGCAAAAACTACAGCTGTGGCTTTAAATTCATATAATCTTGAAGCAGATGAAGCGTCCAGATTATCGGATATTATGGCTCTAGCTTCATCTTCTGCTGCAATGGATATGGAGAAGTTTGGAGCGGCTTTGCCAAAAGTTGCTGCTACTGCAAGAATATCAGGAGATTCATTTGAGTTAATGAGTGCAAAATTACAAGTTCTAGCAGATTCTGGAATGGAGGGATCAAGAATGGGAACTCAGTTAAAAATAATTTACAGTAAATTAGTTTCAGCAGGACTCACTTGGGATGAAGCAATGGGAAAACTCCAAAAATCAACTAATAAAATTTCAACTGCTCAGAAAATATTCGGGGAGAATGCTTTTAATGCGGCTATAATTTTATCAGAGAATACAGAGAAATTAAATGAATATGAAGATGCTAATCTGAAAGCTATTGGAACATCCAAAAAAATGGCTGAGATAATGGATTCTGGAGTTGGCGGAGCTTTTAGAAAGTTGCGATCTCAATTAGAAGGAGCTAGCATTGAACTGGGAGAAAAATTAGTTCCTATTTTTACGAAAGTTGCAGAAAAAATAAAATCTTTAATTAAATTGTTTACTGATTTAGATTCTGAACAACAAAAAAATATTGTTAAATGGGGATTAATAGTTGCTGCAATAGGACCAGTTCTAATAATTATTGGGAAAATAAGTATTGGAATAGCTGCTTTAATGCCTTTATTGACAACACTTGGGAAAGTTATGTTAAGACATCCATTAATAACAGCATTTACTTTAGCATCAGTGGGAATTTATAAAATGGTTAAAGCATGGAAATCATTAAAAGAAGTAGAATCAGCAGAGTCAATATTAGCAAAAAGGAGATTAGAGTTGCAAAAACAAGTAAATGCAGAAACAAAACTTGAAATAGACCAAATAAATGAAAAAGTCGGAATAGCAAGAGATGCTGAAGCCTCAGATAAAGATAGAATGTCCGCAGTTAAATTTTTAAATACAGAAATAAAAGGTCTAAACGGGCAATTAACTCTTGAAAATATAAACACAAAATCAACCACAGATTCTATAAATAAACATACAGAAGCTATTATTGCTAACGCAAAAGCCGCTGGTGCTAAGAAACAATTAGAGCAAGCCGTTATGGATCTTGAAGAAGCAGAGCGACTTTATAGCGTTGCTTTTAAATTCCACATGAAAAATGCTAAATTGGCAGGCAAAGATTTCATGGGTCAAGTTGATTATGCTGAAAAAATGATTAGCCCTTCTAAACAAAAAGACATAGATGAAGCTCAAAAAGTGGTAGATGCATTAGTAGCTATGATTAAGGAGGTAGAAAAAGTAGGTGCAGAATTAAACGCTCCGAGAACTTTTGACGAAATAATGATTACCAAATATGCTAATTCTATAAATGGTTTGAATGAAAAAATGTCAGACTTACAATTTGTAATGAATGATGCAACAAAAGGTTCAGAAGATTATAACAAAGCGGCTAAAGAAATTGTAAATACACAAAAAGAATTAGATAAAATGTATTCAGCCACAACTTCTACAGTTGTTGGCTCAGGAGAAGAGTATTCAAGAGCCTTAGATCCTTTGTTGGCTCAAATTAAAGACTATGCTGCAACTATGACTGTTTTGGGTGCTTCTATGTATTTAGTAGAAACTTGGACTCTAAAATTAACAAAAGCTCAAGAAGCTCACAATGCAACAATACAATTGATGGAAGATATAATGTTTAGTGCTGCTATGAGTGCTGCTGATAGTCAGCAAAAGTTTTTTGATTCATTTATTGAAAACATAAAAAAAGCCATTAAACAACTCCTTATTCAATTAGCGGTTCTTACTGTAATAGCTCTACTATTAGGAGGAGGAACAGTTACTATTGGACAAGCTTTTGGAATTGCAAAGAATAAGATGTTAGGACTTGAGGATGGAGGTTTAGTGTATGGACCTACAACAGCTCTTATAGGTGAGGGAGTTGGAACAACCGCTTCTAATCCAGAAGTGGTAGCTCCTCTTGATAA